GCCAGCAACCATCGTGAAAGCCCACACGGGGACAGCAGGGGAAACGCTCATCGTCAACGGTGAAGTCCCGCCCTGCCCAAGGAACACCGGGGTAAAACCTTGCTGTGCCAGGGGGGGGAGCCCGTTAAGCTCGATCACCACAACGGCCATGCTGCTGACGGGGAAGTTCAGGCACACCGAAACGCACGTTGGCAGGCCGCCACCATTGTTATTGGGCATCGCCCCCCAAATGGCACACCGGAGAGCCTGTGTGCTCATGGCGTTAGATTGCTCTAGTGGCTGCCAGAAGTCATGGGCATCATCGGCGACGAACGCCGTCCCCATGATCGAACTGCCCTGAAGGGAAAAGCCTGTGTCGTTCCAGCCGATGTAAGCAATCAGCCCGTTCCCGGCGTAGCCGGGAATCGGGATTGTAACCTGCCCCGGGTCGCTAATAGTCGTAGCGGACCACTGGTGAAGAAGCGGCGACGGCGGCCCTGGCGGGCCGCTCTGTGCCGCCTCGGAGACACCAACTATAACCGGAGTATTGGGATACCCCCGGCCGGAACGGCTCAAGTCACAATCTCTCGAACAACATGCTCACTTTGGCGTTCACGGCCTGCGGGGCGGTCAGCCTGACACAGAAGCCCTGGCTAACGGGAGAGTCCCAGGTGTCCCCGAGAGGGATGTCATAAATGACAAGGCTGCCGTAAGGGGTCTGGTCCCAGTCGTCATAGACGGTTTGCGCGGTCGGCTCAGCGGTACACGCTGCCCCAGCGGACATCGCTGCGGCGCTAATGGACTGCCCGTACAACTGGCGTGGCGTAACTGACGTGTTGTTAGTACCAGGGGTAACGTTCGTTGCGCCCGTAAGGGCGCACAGCTCCACCAGGACCGGGGTGTTGCCAATCGTAACACCGTCGAAACTCACCCTGAACTTCCTAAGGTCAATGCCATGGGAGGATGGGGCGATAATGAACAGGGCCGTCCGGGCTGTGGCGGCAGTCAGCGCTACCGGGCTCGGTGTTCTAACTATGTAACCAGCCTTAGCCACTGCTAATCTCCTTAAGGGTTACCACGAAGACCCACGGGCAACCGCAGGTGAGAACGGGGGGACAATGGGCGCTATCGGGCACACCGCTGCCGGGCCGCCTACCGCGAGCTGCTGAAGCAGGGGAATCCGGTAGTCGTTAGTGTTGAAGATCAGGTTTGGCCCGTAAACCTTAGGCGTGCATGACCCACTGGAACTGGCGCCCAGTCCCGGCCCACCCGGGTAAGCTGACAACTGAAACGTGTTAGCCGTAGCGCTGGCCACGTAGTAAAGGGTGCTGTTGTTAAAACCAGACAGGCCCGTGATGGCGGACAGGGTAACCTGGTTGTTATTACTCAGGTTGCTGCCAGTCGAGGTAAACACGCACGGGGTAGCGTTCGTGCCGGTAGTCCCGGCGTAGGTGGCGAAGTTGCTAGGGTCCACCCACCAGGCGAACCCTTCCGTAGGCAAGCCATTCTGCCCCCGGTATTCCCACGCTGCCTGCACCGAGTTAGCAGAGTCACCAGCGAAACCGCCCTGTGATACCGCAGACAAGTATTTGGTTATCACAGCCTGCGTGTGATCGGTGGAGCTGGCCGCGTTACCGGCCTCCCCGATGGCCAGGGGAAGGCCGTTTAGGTCGGCCAGGTCACCCCAACTGGGGAACGTTGTGCTGAGTGCGCCGCCAGCTCCGTTGGTGTAAAGGAAGTGGTTGCTGGCAAACGCGCCACCGTAGTAGTCCGGGCATACAACGTCACAGAACAGTGACCCCGGGTTGTAAGTGGTAGGGCCAGGGCCAGGGAAATAAGCGGCAGGCAGATTGCTCGGGGAACCCCAGCCTTTATCTGTATGCACGATCCAGACCGGCCAGCCGTTGCCGTTAAATGTCGGGTACATGTGCGCGTATAGTGCCTGGTACTGCTGGGCCTGCGGGTCGGTGACCGACACTGCGTTATTGCCCTGCTGGGGCTCGTTCCAGAGACTCACGCCAGCGAAGTTCAGGCCAGCCGTTATGAACGCTTGCACACTGGTCTGAATGTTGCTAAGGTCCGTGTTCATTTGCGCGTTCGACGGCTGGCCCGAGCCGTTAACGTTGCTGGCGTAAGCGGGCTTATACATCAGCACCACCCTTAGCCCAAGACTCATGGCGAGGGTTACGGTGGCACTGGTAGTGGGTGCCGATCCTGGCTGGGTTGGGTCACTGCCAGCAGGGAAAAATATCTTCATGAACTGCGGGGGGGCAACCAGTTGACCCCAATTAGTCCAGTCGCTAGCCACGCCGTTATGGACGGTCAGGCCAAGCTGGGGTGATCCTGTCATCGGGTGCCCATACGGCCCTGTACGGACCCGTGGGGGGTCCGTACATTGTTCTGGAAGTTCTTGTAAGCGGTAACTTCCTTCATCCCCCTGTAGAGCACCTGACTGTCAAGCATGATGACATTCTCGATCACCTGGCCACCGCCACCAGTGCCATTGGCATAGCCAGTGACATTGGCGTTAGCAAGGGCCTGATGGGGGATGACTTTCTCCCCGCCCCGGAAGTACATAAGCTCGGGGCCTTTCTCGCCTACGGTGTGCCAGCCACGGGTGGCCGAGCCCGTGCCCGAGGCGTAACCGGGGTTAACGGTGGCACCAGCGGTCTTAGGTGACCCGATCGTCTGATAGATGGAAGTGATCGTGACCGTCTTAGACTTCAAGCTGTCTATGGTCTGCCGCAGATACGCGATAGCCTGAGCAACAAGACTGCTCTGGGAATGCAAGCTCTGAAGGACACCGATTTCCTTCTGGGCTGCCGCAACGGCTCTGGGGTAAGAGCCGGTCTGCTGAAGAATCGCCTGGGTAAGGTTCGCCGTGTTAGTGATCGAGGTTGCCAGCGCGGAAGCGCTGGCCCTCTGAAGAACCGTGCCGTAACCAACCTTGCCATTGGACTTGTCCACGGCCTGAGCTAGCGCACTGTTGCCGTCCTTCCACGTCACCGTGTCTTGGATGACGTTGGCGAACGGCGTAAGCAGGGCGTTGAAAGCGTTAGTAAGGGCGGTCACCCGGTCGGACAAGGCGAGAGTCTTGTTGGCCGCCAGGCCCATGTCATACGCCAGTGTGCTCGTGGGATTCTTGGCCGCGTTGACGGTCTGCTCGTAGGCCGCGATCTTCATCCGGGTCTGCTGGGCGGCACCGCCGCCCTTGTTGAACGCCTGGGTAAGGTCAGTCCCGGTGGCCTTAGCAAGCTGGTAAGCCTGAGCCTGCGTCAGGTGGTACTTCTGCTCCAGGTAAGTAAGGTTGCCGCCGAGCGTGTGAACCATCTGCACGGCGGCCTGCTGCGCCTGGGTCAACTGCTCGTTAGCCTGCACGTACCCGTGGGTGGCAGCAATGCCCTGCCTGGTCTGGGCAGACAGTGAGCTGGTCCCGTTAGTAAGCGACGTAAGCTGCTGGGCAAGCTTCTGGTAGCCCGCGATGTTGTTACCGGAAGCCTTGTCCGCTTGGGCCATCAGGCTTATCTGGTTTTGCAGGCCGATGCCGTTGTTCTTCAGGGCAAAGTTGGTGTAGATGATCGCACCGGCAACCAGGCCAGCAACACCCACGATCCCGAGCATGGCCGGGGTAAGCCCGGTCAGCAACATGGCCGTAGTGCCGAACCCGAACCGGCTAATGCTCTGGAACGTGTTAGCCAGAACGCCACCGGACTTGACGGCCCCGATCATGCCAGCGATGGCGCCCCGGAGAGCGGACCCGGCATTGAAGGCGCCGAGTGCCCTTAGCGCCCGGTACACCAGGAACACCATCGAGGCGAACCGGACCAGGGCCGGGTTGCCGTTGCCGATGATCGTTATCAGGTGCAGGATGGCGGTAGCCCCGCCGAGCACGGCCAGGCCGAGCCCGTTGAAGTCATGGAACAACGCCGGGATCACGTTGATGATGGCGTTGATCAGCCTGAACAGGGCGGTCAAGTCCTGCTGAATCACACCAGACGACCGGGAAAACATCTGCTGCCACGGTGCCGAGCTGAACGACTGCTTAAGCATGGCAGCGAAGTTCTCAAACGCGATCGTGGCCTGGTCAATGATCCCACCGGAACGGCCGACGCTCTGGTTAACCATGTTCATAAGCTGCGTGAACACGGCGAAAATGCCAGCGTTGTTAGCGGCCTGGAAACTGTGAATGAAATCAGTTATCTGAACCGTGGCAACCTTCTGCAACGGGTTAAGCTCACCATAAGTCGCCCCAAGGTTCCCAACGGCTGTGACAACCGGGCCGAACGCTGCCACGGCACCAATACCAAAGGCGATGATGCCGATCGTGTCAGCGATGATGTTGGCGCCGAACACGGTCAGAATGTTGTGAGCCAGGCCAAGCCATCTAGTCCAGCGGCCACCGGCCGCTGTGGTCCTGGTAGTAGCAGCAGTCAGGGCATTCGTGGCAACAGCGGCCTTAGCGATGCTGGCCGTGTTGATATCCGTGCCGATCTTGATGTCACCGGCAGAGTTCTTAAGCGAGTCAAGGGCAGCCTTAGCCTTAGCGACGGTGGCTACCAGGCCATCCATGTTGCCGGTGACCTCAACGACCACCGGGGGAAGATAACTACCAGCCATCAAAGATCCTCTATCGCCCTGGCAACGGCGTCTTCATAGATCCTCGTCACGTCCCCACTGAGAACCATGAAGTCAGCAACTGGCCCAAGGTAAGGACGGTCGGGCAAGTCGTGATGTGCCGAGTGGTGCCACACGCCAGGGGGCTCCTGCCAGTGCATCATCGGGTGACCTGTCATGCCCCCGCCAAGCTCTTGAATGCGGCCATAGCTAGTGGTGGGGCCGACATAGGCAGACAGCCCATCGGGGGTGACAACGACAGAAGCCGCCAGCGCGCCTGAGATGGCGGCTGGCGGCGTTCCAGGGAAAGAGGGTGTCTTAGTGTGGGCCGGGTGGCTCCTGCTCAACAGGACCGTCTGAGTGCGATCCTGTATCTCGGTGGCAACTTCAGTGGCAGCGTCGGCAAGTTGCCCGTGGACAAGGACCAGCAGCTCATCCAGCGCCGCCTTAGCGGCGCTGTCATCAACTGTGGTCATTTCCTGGCCGCCTTCTGCTGTTTCTTCTGCTCGCGCTCTACGGCTTCGTTCTCACGGCGCTGATCCTCGTTATCGAGGGCATCCGCAATCGGGAAAAGCCAGGGCTCCAGTACCAGTGGAAGCTGATCCACGATCTCCGGATGCCAGCCGAAACGGCGTGCGTAAGCCGCGTAACGTAGTTCATCCCAGGGAACCTCGGCCTTCTGCTCTTTAGTGAGCTTGCTGCCGCTAAGCCAAGCCTTAAGGAGGCTTAGCCTGCGGTAGGGTCCGAGTCCCTTTTAGTGGGGTCGATCGTGGCAGTGATCAGTTGCAGGTGCGGCTTGACCGCTGCGGCCAGGGCGTGAGCCTGCTCGACCGTGAGCTTCCCCATGCTGTCCGGGTCCGCACAGGGCAGCGGGAAGTCAAACGACCACTGCTTGACCACCCGGGCCAGCATGGCGTCTTCCAAGTCCTGATCGTTGGCGCCGCCGACAATCGCCGTCTTAGTCTCCGGGTCGATGGTCAGCTTGCTTACCCTGAGGACAGCCTTCTCGTCGGCGCGGCGCAGCTCGCCGACTTCCTTAATTTCCGCCCACTGGTCTTCGGGCAGTTCAACACGCATCAGATGATCCCTTCGTTAGCGTGTGACTATGATTAGTACGTCGGTACAGCGTTCTGGAGAGTGATCTTCCCCGGTGAGAACCCGCCCGACTGGCCCGTGTTGGTGGTATTAGCGATGGCCTTAAACGAGATTTCGTACTCGATCTCGTCATTGCCAGCCATCTTGGCCGTGTCGTAAGCGGCGGTCGCAAAGTCGAACTGGGCCGACAGCAGGTTAGCCCCGGTAAGCCCGTTGGAGATGACGATCTGAAGCTGCGGCTGAACGTTGTTAAGCATGTTCAGCATCGGCGACTCGTCAATAGCCAGGTGGGTGAAGCCGCCCGTGATGGCCAGCCCGTTACGGGCGATGATGACGGGCTGCTGGAACCCAGTCAGAGCCCAGTAGGGCTTGATCTGCCTGGCAATGTTGATCTTCGGCTCGATCACCGACATGATCTGTGTCCCGCCAGAGGCGGGACCGCCGATGCCAACCAGGGCTTCCCAGGAAGCCTGAAGCTTAGAGTTGCTAATCGTGTTGGTCGGCCCCGACGCGGCAGCCACACCCAGGAACCCGGTGCCCTTGGTGTCGTGCATGAAAGCCGCTTGGGCGTTCATGGTGAAGTCAATGCCCGAGCTGCACCAGTAGGCGTAGTTCCTGGCACCGAACGAGCCCGAGATGCCCTGGTGGTGGGTCTTCGTGTGAGTGACCGGCTGGCCGTTGCCCGAGTTCAGCAGGGAGAAAATGTGGGTGAACGGGGCAACCACCGTTGAAACGGCCTTGCCGTTGGCGTGAGTGAACCTGGCCGGGGTGTTAGTAAACGTAAGCGTGTTGGTGACCACGTTGGTAAGCACGACGATCTCAGGGTTACCGTCACCAGTGATGCCGAGCTGGACCGCCTGGCCGATGGCGTAACCGGCACCGGAGACAACTGAAGCGGTAGTGGCGCCAGCGGTGACCTGAGCGCTAAGGGTGGTCGAGTTCGTGGGGGTTGACCCGGTGGCCGTGTAGTCGCCCATGAGGTTGTGCAGGTCGTAACCGAGATCGTCAATGTAAACCGGGCCTGAGTAGTTCAGGTCCGCGATCTCGACACCCTGGACAAGGCCGTACTGTTCGGCCATGGACCCACGGAGCGACTTGTCATCAAGCCAAGTCGGCTTCTCGTCAGGTTCAACCTTCTCGACCGGGGTTGTGGCAACAGGCTGAACGATGGTCCCGGCAACCAGCTCCCGTGCCGTCCCAACCCACTGCTGAGATTCGGGGAATACGGTTGCGACGATTGGTGCAGGCATGTGTTAGTCCTCAGCCGCAGGAGTGGCAGGAATAGCCGGGGTGGAAGGGGTGGAAGGGGGCGGCGGGGGAAGCTCGCTTACCCAGCGGTTATCCCCGGGGTCCTCGTCAAGGTCTCGTTCGTCGCCCGGATGGGCGACAAGGCTTCCCTCGCCAGGTATGACGATCTGCGGGTAAACCCGCTCGTCTTCACCGATGTACCGGAACATGGTCAAAGTGACTCCTACTTACACCGGCAGAGCTTGCTAGGCATTCCGCAGCTCCAGCAGATCAGGGACTTAAGAGACAATCTCGACTTCAGCATCAAACGTCACCGTTGCGTGGGTAGCTGTTATTTCGTCTATGCCGAGATTGGACGGGTAAACCTGGGTGCGAATCCCACGGGGATTCTCACCGGCCTGATAACAGATGCCGCCCAAGCTGACATCGGAACGGACCTGTGACTTGATTTCCTCAAGGAGGTTGTCAACGTCAGCCTCGGCGTCCTCGGCATGAGGCTTATGGGCCAGGTGGAACACGTGCAGGATCACCGTGTACGTGACCCGTTTGCGGCCCGTGCCAGCGGGAATGGCCCGGCGTATCTCGGTGTCATTGGGCAGCTCTGTGATGATGTAGGCGCCCATGCCCCGGCCTTTAGCCTGGCCCAGCACGTAATCCTTATCGCTGAGCCGCTTAGGCTGATAAGCCCTCACAGTGCTAAGCCCTGCGTTAAACAGGTGAGCTGGGATGTTCCCCCGGTAAGCCCTAGCCTCGGTGTCGTAGGCTGGGCCGCCGAAGAACTGGGCTACACCAGTCCGGAAGATTGGCCTACTTGTTGTTGCCACTGCCAGCCCGCTTGAGAATCTTGGCTAGCTTCTCTGCGTTCGCGTCAACCTTGGTAGCGGCGGCCTTAGACTTCAGGGCTTGCTTGATCTGCTTCTCGGTGTCCTTGGGCTTGGTCACCGGACACGCCTGTAAGGCTCAAGCAGCTCGTAAGCGTTATCGAGCAGGCCACCGGCTTTGCCGCCGCTCGCGGAGCGGCGTGCAGAAGGCCCATAAGGGCTGCCTGAGAACGGGTCTTCGTCCGACACGTCCTCACGCATCATCAGCGCAACAGCCATGGAGACGATGGCCTGGTGAATCTCGGGGGGAAACTCTGAGATCCCCACCTGCCCGGCAGGCCCGGGGCTAACAGTGTGGTTGCTTAGCAGGGCACCCGTAAGGTTCAGGGTGTTGCCCGCGATCGAGGCAACCGTGACAGCTTCCTCGTTGGCCGGGTCCCAGATTCTTGCCGTGCTTCCCGGCAATGTCACAGATAGGCCGTAGGGGGTCGTAGAAGGGATCTGGAAGCCCGTTGGGTCCGCAACCGTTACCGAAGTACCCCCGGCCGTTACAGACGCTCCCAGGACCGTAGAGGCGTACCCGGCGACATACTGGATCTGCACGTAAACCTCAGACCCATCACACGGCACCATGCCGAACTCAAGC